TCACGTGCTTGTTGAATTTTCTTATCTTCCTCACTCATCAACCACGGGTTGCTTTTCCCGAAAGGCTGTCCGGGCAGAAGCAGATTTCCAAGTTTTTGGAAAGGTGCCATTGGTGTGTCCGTCGCTAGAAATTGATTCTTCGCCGCTATTTCTTGAGCTTTCGTAATGGGTATGCCTGTCTGGGAAGTTGTTACAAACTTCTTGTCCGCAGGTCCTGTGCCTTCTGGCATGTTTTCAAAAACACTTTGTTGATATTTTTTTATTATGTCTACCATGTTCTTATTCTTTCCGTCCAATGATCAAAAACGTCCCCAATACTGTTATTTGTTTGCTGGTCGTCAGCGCTTACGACAGCTGTGTCTCCCCCCATGAAGGAAGAGAAAGAAGGTATGCCAGGTCCTGGAATATCAAAAGCGTATGTAGAGTATTGTGGATCATTTCTACGCAAGTTATAATACAAATTAGCCATGTTCTGCGCACCTGGAATGGTGTACATGGAACTAAGTTTCTGGTACTGGTTTGTTCTTGATTCTTCGTTTGGAATATATCCTGCAGATGACAATTGACTGGACATGCCTTCATATAATTCTTTATAAAGTTTAACATAGTTACCGATGACAACACGGGGATCGTTGGCCTGGCCAAAGATATCAGAAGTTTTACTTTCTGCGAAAGATCGCTTAAGCACGTCTGCCAGCATACGTCCCGTAGGCTGTCTTTTTCTTGCGAGTGCAAGACCCAAGGTTGTTTCAAAAATTGCAAGTTGACCCCTTCGTGGATCAAACAGCATTTTTTCCAGTGCGCCACGCGTTAGGTAACGCCCACCTTTAACACCGTACTTGCCTCTGCTATCCACAAACACAGGTAATACTTCTCCTCCAATTTCAATGAATTCTCCTGCTGTTGCATTTTCAAGGACACCATATGTTGATCCACCAAATTGCTCGGTAGCTTTATCCGCCTCATTTCCGGCGCCAGTTCCTGGTGTGATGGAGTCAAAATATTTGCCAAGCTTGCTTGACCGGTTAACAACAAATTCATCATCCGTTATCTGTGATACGGAGTTGGGTCCCCATGTAGCTTTAAATCCATTTGATACCTCTGAAAGGAAGAAAGCGGATGGGCCAAATTTTCTAAGGATGCCACCTTTTAATCCAATCAAGTCTGGATTTTCAAACATGAGGGGCATAATTTGATCAGCCATGACATTAACGGTATCATTAATGTAACGTGCNGANTTAACCATGCTGTCCTTTCCCGCATCCGTCAGCATNANNGTTGATGTATCACCGGCTGCTGACATCCCCGTCATTCCAGCAGCTGTGCCGGATGATGGCTGGAAAGTATAAAAAGGAATTCCTAATGTATTATTCTCGTCCAGGAAATAATTCATTTCATCGCTGTTGGCACGGTACTGTCCCACCAGTCTTCTATTTTTTACTATAGGGGCACCACTGTATTTATCATAAGCCACCCCACCGTCCTCTGTTCTTTCATAGTCATTCGCCCACACGCCAACAAAGTCACCCGTACGCTTGCTTTCATCTTCTATGTCCTGCATGTACAATTGCAATGCGGCCTGTCCTATTTCTCGTTCCGCCTTTCCTTGCTCCACTCCCATCTGGAATAGCATTGGCGCTGTTTGCATCGCCGTCTGTCCAATGATGTCAACAAATCCCTTGACACCTGGATCATCAGACTTGCCTGCCATGAGCATTCCACCCACTTGCATGAGCAGTGCGCCCTTCTGCATTTGCATTCCCTCATCGCCGCTTCCTACGAACTGGCGAACAAGGTCCTTGTAGGCCTTAACTCTGGTAACGGAATCATTATCAATTCCAGCGGATGCTGGATTGTTAGTGGCGTCTACAGTTGCCTGGTTTGTTTGCGCTGTCGTTCCATTGGCGGACAGTGCTGCGTCTTTTAATTCTTTTTCTTCTTGAAGAATTTTTTCATTATCTGAATCTTTCTTGTCCGGTAGAGGAATAACTTTTGGTTCTTTAATTAATTCCGGTGGCATGTCCACTGGACCGTCTTTGGGAAATTCAGGTGGTGCCAAGTCTTCTGCGGAAATAATAGTATCTTCCTGCACTCTTTCCGGGAGTAAATCGGAGAAGGTATCCAAAACGTAATCAGTGCCATACCAACCCATGGCCCCTTTTTTCCAGCCTTGTTGGCCAGTCATCATGTCTGCATAGTTTTTAAAATAAGGATTGTTTTTGTAAGCTCCACGCAGAGGTTGCGCGAACCGTTTAGATCCCTGTTTTAAACCCTGTTGTAAAAGAAGTTTTGCTATTCCTGNAACCACGNTGCCCCCTTAGGTCATGTAGCCTGACGCGATTCCTGCTCCCATTATTCCTAAGCCAGCACCCAATGCCTGTGACAGAGGATTACTGACGGGAGAGGTTCCCATCGTCATTGCCATTTGCCCAGACGGCGTTCCTGAAAATGCGTCACCAATGTATCCTAGGCGTTGCCACGGATCCATGCGGTTCTGCAAGTACGCTTGATAGTTTGCATCAGATTGCTGCTGATTTTGCTGCTGTTGAACTGAACCGACCCCCATCATCTGGGCGATTCCTTTCCCCCACATGTCATGGGCCTGTCCGTATCCTGCAGCAAGTGANTNNCCTACAGCCTGTCCTTTTTCCCCCTCGAGTATTCCCGTCATCANTNTCTGTCGCTCTCCCCCGAAAGCTCCTTGAGTGGCCGAACCTAAGTTGACTTTGTTGATTGTCNNATCAAACTGATCGGTAATTCCTTTTGTCACATATCCCTGATACTCATTAAGATATTTCTTCCAACCTTCCGGATCGGTGGCTGACGCCATCGCCTGATTTTGTGCCTCCGTAAACGGTACAACCTGTTGCGCATCTATTGGGCCCTGTCCGGCGAACGGTTTTCCCATGTTCGCGACAACCTGATCCAAATACCATAAAAATTTTGCCTCCATCTCCGGAGACATTCCGCTTGTCTGTGTTCCTACGGTTGTTCCCGTTGGATAGTTACCAGTATTTACTGACATTAAACTCTCGCCTCCTCTGGTCGTTCCGAATTGGGGTCGAGCCTATTCATCAGTGAATAGAGCCCCTCGTGACCTCCTGGAAAATTGTTTGTCGCTTCCTCGGTGAAAACAAATTCACCGTCGGATAATGCCACGGGCCGAATGGAATCCGATGTCCCAGTTCCTGGGCCCACGGCGCTTCCGCCTGCGGTATAGTCATCTGTGTATCCTATGCTTCCACCCTTGTTCTTGTTGCCCGCATATGCATCGGAGCCCGACCATTGAAAGTCACCATAGTCATGTGGTGTTCTGGTCTGGTAGTACGGATTACGGTATCCGTCTTTCCATATTTCTCGTGCTTCCTCGTATGGAATTCCATGCTGGAATCCCCACATTCTTATTTGTTTTTCTTTTGATGCAAGCCATTGTTCTTCCTCGGTCATTCTTCCGCCGTACATTCCTGTAATCTGTGGAACGGCTGTTGCCATTAAGTCGAGGTCTCCTGTTATTGCAGACATCATTCCTGATAAACCAGGATTGGTTAAAGCTGCTTTTGAAGCTCCTGGATTAGTGAAGTAAGACATGCTGTCACCTAAATTTGCAAAAGTTTTATCAGGTAATTGAGTTGTCATTGGTCCTCCTCCTGGGCCTTTAGAATATCCTAATTTTACCTGTGGAACTTCATATTTTTTACCAAGTTCAGAGCTTGATGGTGCAAAACTAGGATCATCAATCAAAGTTTCTCCTATAATATCTTCATAGCCCATTCCACCTGGAATAGTTTTATCATTTCCTAGGGCAAAGTCATACCATTTAGCTGCATCCTTAGTCCCCGTTAATGCATTATCTACATTAAAAGCTTGTGCTGCCTGCGCTGATTGCAATGCCGTGAATGGCATTGATCCAAGCGCCGCGTAGCCCATCGCTTTCCAAGGATGCTTAGATCCTGTAAGCGTCGCGATTCCACCTTGCATTGCCGCGTTTGTTAAGGCGTTCTTGACCCAAGGTGATTTTAAGAGTGGAGCAAGTTTGTCATAACCAGAAGCAAACATACCAGCATATTTACCAGCTTGAGTTCCTCTTCCAATATTAGCAAGCATTCCTGCTTTACCCATGCTAGCTGATAGCCACGGTGCCGCTGCGCTGAGCATCATTATTCCCGCAGGACTTGATAGTATGTCCTTTCCGCCCTTTAATATGTTTTTAAAACCTTTGTCTAGCCAGCCCATTATACTTTCCCTGCGTTACCCTGTAGTATTTCATGAATAGCTGCCTTGATCAAAACATCCTGTCTTATGTGTTCTGACTTCGTGGCAGTTGCAGGGTCGGCAACATCATCATCAGCTTCCTTCGCTGATCCGTATTCCTTTCCTGTTAATGTGTTGGTAATGGTAATCTCAGCGGGGACCACAATCTTGGGAACTTTCTCCCCGTTGATCTCCACGTATTCCACTACGCCATCATCTTTTATAGGCATATTTTCTCCTTATAGCAAGTATTTTATTATCATTCAACATATTATCCTCCGGTAGGCGTTATTTCAAGCAAAGAAACTACGGTGTCTATTGAATCCGCCACGGTGGAGGTCATTCTCAATGAATCCCCGCTTTGAAGGGCCTGCCCCCTGGTTAAAAGGTCGCTTGTCAGGTTAGCGGTAAGTGTTCCCAGATTAAGATTAAAGTCACTGGTTCCGTCGTTATAGACAGTCGTCAATGTGGGTGTATTGCCGGCTATTTCACACACCAGGATGGAATCCAGTATCGCGAATTTTTCATCGGGCACCGTGTAAATTGTGGTCTGGTCCGTTGTTGTCAGGCTTTTAAGGGCGTTGGTGTATGTGTTGCTGACACCCCTTGCGCTCAATTCACAAATTGATATAAGTCCGTGGACACGATTAGCGTTAGCCATCTGCGCCTTTATAATTTCCCCCTCTTTAACAATCAAAGGGTTATTAATGATCTGGTGTTCTGCGTATGCTGCGACGGTTGCGCTTTTGTATATATAAAAAACATTGCTGTCAGCGTCAGTGAGTGTAACGTCCACGGTGGTGCTGCTGGCCGAATCATTGGTGAGTAAAAACCCGTTTATGATCGCGGTCCTCGTGCTTGGAACCGTGTACAACGTGGTATTGCCAGTGGTCGTGAAGTCAGTGAAGGATCTTTTATATGTCTGTGTCATTTAAGTCAGGAACCACGCCAGTGCTTCATCCTCGGCCCTGAGCTGCTCCGGTGTATAGGAAGTGTTTAAAATCTGAATTAATAGATCAATCGTATTAATTAATGAATTAATCTGTGATGGATCATACTCCTCCGGTGCCTGTGGTAAACGTGGTATTGCAATCTGTGCCATTATCTCCTTCCGTCTTGTCTAATTTCCGCACGGTATGTGCCAAACCGCCATGCGTCATCTATCGCTGAACTTTCAACGCGAAGCGCACCCTGTCGTCCGCGTGCGCGTGTGTCAATCTTGGTTGTTGAACTCGTCACGGCGAAAGGTCCGCTTGTTCTTTGCGTTGACGCCGGATAGTCCCTGAATTTTAACGTCACGTTAACCGTTCCCGTTAAATTCTTGAAGTCAGGAATGAATCTTTTTATTGACATCAGATATTCCCCCGCCTGCGGAATCACAAAATCCCCGGACTCCACATAGGCTGTTATCGCCGCACCTTCAGCATTGGATCCAAACTCCTGGCTATACATGTATGCTCTTCCTGCCGTCAGGCCTGTGATCGTGCTGATTGTTGCGGTCGTGTCACTTGAATCATATGTTGTTGCGTACGGATAGGAATAAATTCCCTTGTCAATCCAGCTGGACCTGTTTAAGGTTCCTATGTACCACACTTGATCAGCGTAGTTATACGTCACGCAGCGATCAATGACTGTTGAACCGGATGATGCATAGAACCACGTCACTTCATTAAACTCACCGTTGTTGGCGGCGAAAGTATCACGCTGGCTGCCTTCGGAAATGTCCTTGAATACATAATCCTCCACTGCGCATCTTAATTTCTGCACTGAACCGTCAAACATGAAGAAGGAATCCTTTCCCATCCAGAAGGACGTGCCATTAACGTCAATGGTTGAGTTTAATCCCACGGCTCCGCAGTTTGCGCCCAGTTGGGAGAAACCGAATGTAAATGGAGCTCCAACGAGTTGCATCTGGTACATTGCCGTGTCAGACCATACCAGCACCGCACCACGCGAACGCTTGGCGGAAGTTAATGAACTTCCATCCGTCAGTCTTTGTGAGCCTGCCGTATTGGTGGCAGTCGGTGTCCAGTCATTGACATCTTCCTGGTCACACCAGCGAATGAACATATTGTCCTGTGTTCCTGTACTACCGATGGTAGTCTCGGTTCCAAAGCATACCACATGTCGGTCCGTTCCTGATACAATGGTAAATAAACTTTTAGTTGGGGCAGCCGATACGGTTGTTGATGTTGCGNGTGTTCCCGTTCCAACGGAAGTGTCCCAATAATATAGACCNCCATTAAGCTGTTGGGCNAATAAATCCTCACCCCAGTTATCGAGTGACCATTTACCCGAATCCAGTTGAACGGCTTCAACGCCGGTCAGTCCTGCACGGGAAGTCCCCCACGTGCTTGCACCCCATGTACCGGCGCCCCATCCATATCCTGCTGTTGAAACTGGAGGGTCGGTGTTAATTTGATAGGCTGCGTTGGCTGTTTCAGAAGCCGCACCTGTGCTCGTTGCTGCTGCTTTTGCTGTTACCTGGTACTTGTTTGTCTGGTCCGTGGGCGGCGATGCGGTGTCACCCAACGCGGTAATCTCAAATTCTCCTTCTAGGTTAGCCGCGATAATTCCGTTGACTGTTCCTGAGACGCCTGAAATGGTAACAAAGTCACCCTCCCTTGCGCCGTGCGTTGCGTCATGAACAACGACATTTGTTGATGTATTTATTGTGGTAAAATCCGTTATGTTTCCGGTCCCCGAAGCACGGATCGGGGTTATGTCAGCCCATTCACTGTCGACATAGATATAAAGTTTCTTGTTCGTTCCTATTGATGTGTAGGGGGAACCGTCAAGGGATGACCACGCATGAATTCCGCGTGCGGCACCAACAAGGGCGTCACTCGTCACCTTCACCCATCCTCCAATCTTTTCCGGAAGTCCGTAGCGAAACCGTATGTTGTCTGAATCAATCCATCTACCTTCGGCACCCATGGGGGTGTCCTG